CATAGCTCTTTCTTTTTCTTCTTTCAACATTTCCAAATTAGATATTTGTTGTCTCACCTCATCGTGTTGTTTATTTGCATATTCATTTACTGCATCATTTTGTTTCAATTGATCTTTTTTGTATGCATCATTTAAAACTTGTTCTTGTAATTTCCTTGCAAGATCAGGATTATTCTGCAAAACAACTTTTAAATCTGGCATTGAACTCACCATACTATGAGCAAGATGAAATGATATTGCACTTCCCATCACCATAAATATCAATTTAATTTCTGGAGGAATGGATTTACCACCTTTAAAATACTTTTCATATAATTCTCCATAAACATCTACATATTTATCTTGATCAGATTTTACAGTATCACTCCATCCATTTAATTTAAAACCAAATGGATCAAATTTTTCATTACCCATTTCAATTCCATAACAAATATTCACCATACAACCACTCAACCAATCAACAGTATTTCTCTTTTCTCTGATACCCTTATGAAGTTCATATTCATACTTCATTGTTTTGTAGTTTGATTCCATACTGTAATTTCTTGTTAATTTTATTCCATGTTCTTTGAGTTCTCCCAATTTTTTTAACATCTCTAGTTTTGCAAGTTGTTCTTCTTCATATGTTTTGAATTCTCCTTGTGGTTGCATATTATTATTATTGTTATTGTTATTACTGTTATTGTTATTATTGTTATTATTATCATTACTATAATTATTTGTATATGATGATGTAGATCTATCATCATTTGTGTAATTATCAATATTATCTTCTTCTTTTTTTTTATTGATAATTGGATTAAAATTATTGCCCACCAATTTAGGTTGATTATTTGAATTATTATTATTATTATTATTATTATTATTATTATTATTATTATTATTATTATTATATTGATTATATGACTTTTCAAAATATATTCTATCCATTTCTGGTTTTAATTTATCTTCATTTGCAAGTCTTGGAACTTCCATGTCTGTTTCTGTTGGTTTCAAAGTATTTAATTTCGGTAATATATCTTCCATTGCTGCAACTCCCCCACCAATTGATTCATCATCATCATCATTATTAGCAAATCTATCCATTGGAATTCCATGGGCAAGTCTAGACTCACTGTTTCCACCATTATAGTTATTCATATTATACTTTGAAATAGAAAGTTATTCTTATATAATTACGCAAGTGATCAACTCAAAAATCCTAAATCAGCCACAATAAAATTAATTTGTAAAAATCAAATTAACCATTGCACGATTTATTTAAAAATAAATGATCTAAAATTACAAGAATATAATATCAAAAACATTTTATATTATATAAATATACATAATGCATTGCAATATAAATGATAAAATGTACTGTGATATAAATAAGGCTTTTGACCTTAAATATCAAGACAATAATCATAAACATCAAGATAATTATCAAGATACTCGTCAAGATAATATACAATATAATGATCTCAACAAAAATAATCATATAAACATTGAACAAATGAGAAAAAAGATTATTCAAGATCCAAATTTTAAACAAACATTTTTTAATGCTCAAGGAGATATGCAATTTCAAGATAATATGCAACATCATGATAACAATGGAACTATGTACGGGACATCAATGTCAGACCTTAAAAAACCTGAAGAATCACTATCATTTTTAGATGAAACTTATGGAGAAGAACATGAAATTTTGAATGATACCGAAAAACACCATTCAAAAAAAAGTCATAATTATTGCATCAAAAAATTTTTAGATTATGTAATATTTGATGATAATAATACATTATATTCTAATATGTCATCTGGATCAGATGGTTCAATAAATCCAGAAATTTTTGATCATATTAAAAAATGTAAATATTGTAGATTCCAAATTAAACTAAAAATCAATAAAATGGCAAAATCAACAGATAATGATACAAAAATAATAGCTAAAGAATTTATTCCCAGAAATTGCAAAAATATATCTTGCCAACCAGAAAATGTCCCAAAAACAGAACACTTCAATATCGCAAAAAATTATGATATAAAAGAAATTATTTCTATTATTATCATTGGTATATTTATAATATTCATCTTGGATATGTTTGTCAAAATTGGCAAAAAATCAAATAATCTTTAAGATCTCGAATTCTCTCTGTTCTCAGCAATATTCTTCCACGATATCAATATTGATGTCTCTGATGTTATATATACATCTATATACATTTCTTCTAATTTTTTTTTAATGTATTTTAAACATATACTTGCATTGTATTCTGATATTCTGTATATTTTTGATGGTATATTAAAAACAATATCATTTGCATTTATTCTATTTGCAAATGTAATTTTATCTAAACATTGTGAAAATAATTTTTTATATTCACTATTTGCTTCCATTTTTTTATCTTTATTTTTATTCATTAATGTCTCAACATCAAATTTATTTTTATTTCGTGATCTATCAATTTTCTTTGGATTATATAATGTTTCAATATCTAATGGAGTATTTTTATCATTTGGGGCATTGTAATCAAACAAATCATTAATATTTAAATTATACATCAATATAATGTTTATAATATCTAAAAAGATTTAATTATTATTTATATTAACAATGTTACATCAATCAATCCCAAAATTAACACATAATTATATCGAAAACCAAATTAAAGATGAAATACAAATTCTATTAAATATAAAACCCAAATTCAATAAACATATCCTTGTGTTAAGTGGTGGTGGTATGAAAGGTATTGCTCATATTGGCGCATTAAAAAAATTAGAAGAACTTGGACATTTAAATAAATTTAAAGTATTTGCGGGAACATCTATAGGAGCATTAATCTCGGCAATGTATATAATTGGATATTCACCATCAGAAATGCTCAATAAAGTATCTGATTTTAAAATAGAACAACTTAAATCTGTTCCAAAAACACACTTTAACAATACAAATCAAAAAATGTTTGGTATTGATGATAATAATAAAATTTCCATTTTTATCAAAGATCTTATCATAAACAAAAATTTCACTGGTAATGTTACATTATATGAGTTATACAAAAAAACTAACAAAAAATTAATAATTACAACAGTGTGTCTTAATGATAATAATCCTTCAGTACATTATCTATCATATGATAGTCATCCAAATTTATCTGTTGTTGATGCCATTACTATGTCTATATGCATACCATATTTATTTACTCCAATAAAACATACAATATTGTATGATAAAGTGATAAATAATAAATCATCATTCACAATTAAATTCGATCAGATAGATGAATATTATAGTGATGGTGGATTATATGATAATTATCCAATAAAATTTTTTGAAAATGATATTGAACATGTACTTGGAATATATCTTGTCAATAATAACAACACCGGATTATTATGTCAGTCATCAAATAAATCACTTGGAGAAGATCATAAATTTATTTTTAAACAAGGTCTAAATTTAATTGGAACATTCATAGAAAAATTAATGGGTGGTATGGATTTTAATGCAATTAAAGGTTATGAGAAATATACTTTGTGTATTAATTTAAATAATATCAATAGTATCAATTTTGATATTGATGCTACAAAAAAAAAAGAAATATTTGATTCTGGATATAATTCATGCCATGATTATTTTAAATAATTTAATTGTGTTTTCTCTTCTCCATTAATGCCTGAAACTTTTTGGTTAAATCTTGATTATCACTATTCCAATCTAACATATTATTTAAACCAACATGATTTGATATTCCATATCCACCCATTGTAGGATCTTCAGTAAAATCAGTGAAAGTTGAACTCGTATATTTTTCAGTTTCAATCTCTCTTTCTGCTAATCTATCACTTAATAATTGTTTATAATTATCATCCAATTTACTATGATTCTTTGTGTAATTTCCACCTTCCAATTTATCAACATCACTTTTTGTTAATTTTACGCTTGGTTTATTGACATTATTAATGTTACTGAATAAATTTGTTTCATGATCATCATTAACATATAGATCTTCATAATTATCAATTGAACTATATCCAAATGATGCATCTGTAACATTCCATGGATCAGGTGCCCCTTTATGTTCCATCAATTCTGATGAACCCTTATGCATCATTTCAAATGCTCTATTAAATTTATCCATATCTACATTTGCATTTTCAAATAACATATGTGGAGTATTTTCAATATATTCTAACTCACGGGCATCTTTGATATCATTAAATCTTTTGTTTGCATCAGATAAATCTATTTTATCTTGTTTTGTATTATCAAAACCATGTTTCGTGTTCAAAGACATCGAATTTATATTAAAATCTTTTGTTGATTCCTCTTTTGATTTAGTAGTAACACTTGTTTCTTGTGCTTTGTAAAAAAAATCAGAATTTGATTTCAATTTAAAATGATCCGAATTTGTTTGTTTGGATAATTTAAATATTTCATCATAATCTGCTCTTGTTTTGTCATTTTTCAATATATTATATGCACCCACAATAAGATCAAATAATTCTGCATTACCATTTGGTTGATCCGGATGAAATTCTTTAACTAATTTTCTGTAAGAATGTTTAATTTCCTTTTTTGTACATTTTTGATCTAAATTCAATATATCATATAAATTAACAGAAGTCATTATATAAAACATACTAATATTTTTTTAAATAAATTTGAACGAATAAGTTTATTATATATTATATTTTAAATAAAAAACATATATATTCCAAATGAAATTATTATAATTAATAAAAAAACAACTATATCACATATATAACATTCTTTTATTAATCATTATATAAATATTTTAAATAAATTTATTATATCCATATTATAACTAATGGAAGAACGTTACATTGCTACTATGGTTTTACATGGTTTAGGTGATACAATAGGATTTAATAACTCAAAATGGGAATTCATGAATACTAATTCATTGCAAGATAACACTACTGAAAAATTTTATGAATTTATCGATTATGGCGGAATAAATTGCGTTCCTCAAAAAGGTTGGCTTATTTCTGATGATACCATCATGCATGTTGCAGTGGCTAAAGCTCTGCTAAAACCATATGATACATTGGAACAATTGTATAATCATATTGTTGATGAATTTATTGTTGCATTTAATTTTTTCACTAAAAATGGCGAATTTGAAAAAAGACAAATAGGTAAAACTTTACTTGAATCTCTAAGACAAATAGCTAAAGGTAGAAAATGGAATGGGATGGAATATGATTATTATGCTGGTGGTTCTGGTGCATCAATGAGAAGTTTATGCATTGGTTTGGCTTATCATGGAATTAATAATAGAGAACAATTAATACAAGTTGGTATTGAATCCAGCAGAATTACACATAATTCTACAGTCGGATTTTTGGGTGGTCTAGTTTCAGCATTATTCACTGCGTATGCAATTGAAAATATATCTTTGGATAAATGGCCATTCCTGTTGTTAGAATTGTTTAGATCCAATGTTATAGATGATTATATAAAAAGTACTGATAGAGATTATGATAGATATTCCAAAGATGTACACATATTCATTGATAAATGGACAACTTATATAAATGGTAATTTTGATGATGACGGAAATCATATAAAAAGAAGATCAACAAAGAATTTAGTTATTAGAACTCAATATTATTATAATACATTTAGATTTGGTGATATACCAGAACAAGAATTTCCTGGAAGTGGTGGTGATGATTCTGTTATAATTGCATATGATTGTTTGTTGGATTCAACTGGAAATTGGGAAAAATTAGTTGTTTATAGTATGTTACATGGTGGAGACACCGATACTACTGGTTGTATTGCTGCAGGATGGTATGGAGCTATTCATGGATTAAAAGGTGTTCCAACTAGCAGGATAGATATAATAGAAAATAAGGATGAATTATATGATTTGGGTAAAAAATTATATAAAAAATTCAATAATAAAAATTAAACACCAATTTCTTCTTTAACGAAATCAATTATTTTTTCCATTTTTCTTTCTTTGTCAAATGTTATTTCGGTTCCATTCTTTGGATAAAGAACAACTGTTGGAAATCCTTCAATACCTTTTTGTGTGCATAAATTTTCATTTCCAGATTCACATGCAATAGTTGTAACTTTTAAATTTTTTAAATTATTTTTTGCATATTCTTCAAATTTTTGCCATTCAGGTAAAAATTGTCTTGAATATCCACACCACGATGTATAATATAATACAATTTCATTACCAGTATTTGATTTAGGAGTTTCTTCAAACTGTTCCGGTATAGCACTTTTATTATTGTGACTATTTTTATACCATATAAATAGTATAACAAAGATTAAACCTATAAACAAGATATGATACCATCTAAAATGTTGAAATATTTGGGAATTCATTTATAATATAATGTGACAAGAAAATAATTAATATAAATAATTTAATTATTTTTGAATTAATATGAAAATTATTATAATTTTTTTTCTATAAATAATTATATAAATGGCTAAAGTTAGTATTGACAAGAATGATGATAGAAAGTGGGCATTTACTACAAATCCTAATGATATCAGAGCAAATTTATTTACACGTGCACAAGAAAAGTCTTATGGAAAACAATTAACAAAAGACGAATTAATTTTTCAAATTATGTGTGCTGACAATTATGAAGAAGCTTCAAAAAGAGGAGAACAATATAATGATGTTCACCACGAATTCACTGATTTCATTATTGAATCTGCTTATTTCCATAGATTGTTGGATGAACCAAATAAACAAATCACTATGGTTAATTCAACAGTAACCAATGTTCCAGCAAATCCACAATTTATTGCGAATGCAAATGTACCACAAGCACAAAATGCACAAGTAATTCCGCAATATTTTAAAACTGCTGCACAACCAGTACAAGTAATGGATGCAGGCGCAAGAGCAACTGTAGCAAACAGTGCAATTGTTGCAACCGTTTACGAACATGTTTATGCAAATTGGAATAATTTATCAACTGAATCACAAAAATTCTATAATGAATACTTTATGTTGATGGTTGAAGATAATGGTTCATGGAGTTATGTAAGAGATCCCGCATCTTTTTCAGGTGCTGATGCAAGAAGAATTAGAATTAATTTGAAAAAATCATTCGATGGAATACATACAAATTTTGCAGCAATGTTGCCAGATTTTCCAACAGCATTATTGAAAAATGTGTTCTATACCGATGCATCTGGTAATGTAACATCTTTCGGAGGTGCTGATGCAAACTTTTTCAGAAATTTATATGATTGTATTTATAAAGGTACTGTTTGTGCTGGAGTTTCTTTGCCAGTTGATTATGCAACAGCATCAAGAAATAAACCAACTTATTTCAGCATTAAAGTTGATGATTTAATCAGAAAACGTATGTTTGCTGCAAGTGCTAAAAATATTGGTGCTGTTAATTTCCCTGGTACTGATGAATTCGTTGACATGTTAGATGCTAACATTTGGAAACAAGATGCTTCTGGAAATTTCTACAAGGAAATTGACGGAAAGAAAATTTTGTTTGGAATGGATAGTCCTGATACAAAAATGATATTGAAAGCAAATCATAATTGTTATTCATCCCTTTATAAAGGAGCACAAGGAACACAAGACGAATGTAGAGATTATATGTATAACTGTTTGTTGAATTCTGATGAAAATGCATTGGAAAAATGTATTACTCGTCTTAAAATGGAAAACTTCGATAAAGTTACTAAAGATGAAATCAATGGTATCCATCCTGTAATTGCTTTGCGCACATTGCAAAAATTAGGATTCCGCAAATATAAAGCTGATGATTTGACATGTGGAATGAAATTATTTAAAATTGAATGTGTTAATAGTTGGTTAGAAAATATGAAGACAAGTAATTTGAATACCACTGTTGTTCAAAATATTGTCACTGGTAATGTAATGCTCATTAAATATTTAAATTTACTTGCACAATTTGTCAATGCAAATCCAGGAATTTTAAATAAAGATTATAATGGACCTACTGATGAAAAAACTGGTAGATTCGTTCAATCAAACCGCGCAACACAACTCGGTATTAAATCACGCATGGAAGTTCCAAAAAATAATTTACATAAATATGAAATGGCTAATTTTAGATTTAAAGCAACCATTGCTGATCAATTATTGCAAATGACAAAAAATAATAATAAAACCACCGCAACATTTATGCCACAATTTGGAGGACATGGAGGAGTACTTTCACATAATTTCAAATTAAATTTCAATGCTAAAACTGAAGAATTTGGAAAATTCAAAGGTGCTCTCTTGAACAAAGAAATCTTTGATGAAATGATTGATAATCTTGAAAGAAAAGGAAAAACTTTAAATAAAGCTGATAAAGACGAAATCTATACTCAACTCAAGAAACATCACGCTATTGAAGAATCATTAGGTAAAATTCTTAGCACTATGAGAGAATATGATTCTTTAATTTCAGCATTTAGAGATTATACTGCAGAAACAATTAGTTTCACAACTCTCAATAAACTTGAAGAAAGATATCAAAAATTATTATCTGCATATAACAATAATGAAAATTACTTCGTTAAAGTTCTTTCACTTATGGATGTTGATGATAAAGATTACCAACCAATTGCTTAAATTTATAAATTTTTTAAATAATTCAAAAAATATTTCAATTTTTTGAATAACCAATCAACGTTTAATATCCATCGAAAATACCAATCCACTTATTCCATTGGCAACACGCAATATATTATAAACCACACAATACACTCTTAACGCAGCTGTATATGTAAATGATATTAATGGATTCACATTTATCTTCAATGTTATATTGTCAAGTCTACTTAAATTTGCAACTCCCGATGGTTGATGATTCTCTGGAAATAATGAAAAAGAATATACATTTACTCCTTCTGGTACACCATTAGTATGATGTTGATATGGTTGAGCCCAACTAAAATATGATGAATCTCGATATGATAATCTTTCTTGACCATTAAAATATATTGTCTCATTTAATATAAGATTTGTTCCAATTAATTCACCACTCGTGTTCCTTATTAAACTATTTGTATAATTAAATAAATCATTCACTCTCGTCTCCTGAGCAACTGATAATTGAGTAACCCATACAAGTTCTTTGCATGGTTGAGTATACCCTAAATTAAATGATTGATTTATACCATTTATCGTTTGTTGTCCAGTAAATAATACTTGTTCTATTAAATATTCCAGTTTTGATTGCGAAAATCTCACTCTTTCTTCATCATCTAAATATATATATTCAACCAATAAATATGCATCTTGTAATGATATATTATTAAAATTTATACTAGTATTTGAATATGGTGTTTCAACCGCATTTATTTGTGGCATCGCATTAAATTTACTCGTTAAACCTGTTATAAAATATTGCTGATTTGCCAGTAAATCAGTTGGTGGATATAATATATTATGTTGCTGTAATTCTGTTAATGTCCCTGTCACAGTTTGAGTAAAACTTAAAAATCCATTGTCAGATAATCTCCATATGTATAAATCTCTATTTGATATATCAAAATAAATGAAACGAGCCAAAGATATAACACCATTCACATTTTGCTGAATATATTCATAATCATCAAAATTAACAAAATCATTGTCAATTGGTATCACATGAGTTGGTGTCACAACATAACATTGATCAAAATTATTTAATTCAACATTTATTCTTATGCTACTGTATTGCAAACTAACTATTGGTAATGCTAATCCAGTAATCCTATTAAACCAAAATTTTAATGGTATGTATAATTCATATGAACTTTTCCCATTGCTAAAATCTGTTAATTCTTTCACATCACCTAATATCTTATCAATGTTGTTATATGTTGTCACTGTTAAATCATTCCATATATTCATCCAATCACCATATTGCTTGTCTATTAATTCATCACCTATTTCTATTTCTATACTGTTAATAATTCCATAACCTATTCTTCTTACCCATGCAAATTTAGATATTTGATCTACATCTCCAAATTCATCAAAAAATTGAGGTATTGCTGGTAATACTACAACTAAATAAATATTTCTTATTAAATCACCATCTCTAGATAATACTGTAGTTACTCTTTTTCCAAAATCTGCATTATCGGCAAATGTTTGAGTTATCATTTCCGTTGAAAAATTAGTATGTCTCCTATATACAACCTTAAAAAATGTTATTTGAGGATTTGTTGTTAAAAATATATCTTGATTTCCATATGCTACTAGTTGAATAACTCCTCCCGACATTATATATTATATCACCCGAAAAATACTAACATATTTTAGCCGCTAATTATTCTTAAAATATCATACCATTAATTAAATTATAATTACACAAAATTATAATTTATAAAATACTAATTATTTGTAAAATGCTAACCCAGCTTGTCCACTAATAATTCTCAAAACATTATATGTTGGAGCATATATAGCAAATCGAAGTTGCAAATTATTATTTTTTATATTATTTATCACATCATCCGTTAATTGTACTATTATTGCTGAATCATCCAATCTTGAAAAATTTGCTGATCCAGATGGTTGATATACTTCCGGAGATAAAGAAAATGAATAATTATTTATTCCATCACTTGGAGTTGATGTATGTCTTTCCCATGGATAAATATAATTGTAAAATTTAACATCCTTAAATATTTCTCTATCTCTTCCACTAAATTGAATCTTGGCGTTCTGCATTGCATTCCCAATACCTGTCATAAAATTAACACTGTAATTATTATATTTAATTGCTCCATTTTCTTGAGAACCATCCACAAAACTAGTATCCTGTAATATCCATATTAATTCCTTAATTGGATTATCAAAATATAACTTTCTTTCAATTAATCCACTCACAAAAACATTATTCACCAAATCAGTTATCCCATTCGCTAAAGTAGCACTCGTTATTACATAATCATTTGACACTTGCAATGTCTCCATCAAATATTCCATCTTGGATTGAGCAATTCTTAATCTTTCCTCTTGTTCTACAAAGATATATTCACACATTAATTCACAATCTAATCTTGGTGTTCCATTATATGTAACATAATTACTACCAGTGTATGATACATCCGTGAAACTCTCCATTCTAATCACTACTTCTATATCACTATGCAACAATGAAACTATAGGTAAGGCCATCCCAATATGTTTGCAAAACCAAAATTGTAATGGAATCATCATTTGATAATTTGGTTTCATATTTGCATTATATGTTGTTAAAACTTTAATATCTCCTATTAAATTCTTATATCCTCTTTCTTTTTCTCTTCTTTTTGTCAATTCATGCCATAATTCTAACCATTCCCCATATTGTTTGTCCACAAGTTCATCACCAATATATACCGACATTTCATCTATCAAATAATGCCCTAATCTCTCTATCCATGCAAAATCAGCAGGTGTAACACCATTCAATGAATTTGTTAATATTGTTATTAAATTTATTCCATCTGGACCTAATTTTTCCAATTGATTAGTAATTGTTGCCAAAGTTGTTGTGTAATAGTTCACTATATTATTATACATCTGATTTACTGAATTTCCTTGTAATGTATCAATAACACTAAATTCACTATTTGCTATTATAATATTTTCCATATATTGATACAAATCCGATGCATTTGCAAATCCATTGTAATTATTCACTATGTTATTAATATCATTGAAAAAATAAGTTTCTGGATTTGCAAATATAGCACCAAATAATGTTTCCCAATTTGTAGCTTCTGTACTTATATTTGGTGGAGTTGGTATATATAATCCAGAAAATGTCACCAACCATAATACATTTCTATTTGTGATACCACTTACATAATATACAGTAAATGTTTGTTCTGCCACATTTAAATATTGACTTGTTATTAATTCAGTTGAACTTACAACAATATTAATTGTGGCTTGAGCACCATTTGCATATAATATAACACCGTTTACCATAATACTTGTAAAATTAGTGCCAACTCCAGTAACAGTTATTCCAGCTTGCGATCCAGTGCCAGAATATTTTGGGGAAGTTGAATAATTTATTGTAAAATTAACACCTCCCATATCTGTGAAAGGAAAATTTAGATCAAAATCAAGTTGATCTGGAGTGACATACTGAATTACTGTATAAAGTATACTTTCAAATAACCACGTACCACCAATCATTTGTGCATTGAAACTACCGGGAAATTGTTCCAATGTATGTTGACCATTAAAAATTGTACCATCAGTACCAGAATAACTAAATGATGTGTCATATGGATCTGGTCCATAAGTTAAAAATACATTTAAAAAATCATTATATATTGCATCAAATATATCCGATACATTACCCACAGTATTGTTCAATTGATTTCCATAATAATATATAACATAATTTGCTTGATCAGTGAACGGAGGAGTAGGATTTACCAGTAATACTCCACCTGCTAAAATAAATCCAATAATAATGTAACTACTACCATTAAATTCTATTATACCACCAATCATTGTGCTGTTAAATGATGCTGAACCATCAGGAAATACTTGATTATTACCATTTGGAACATATATTTGTCCAGATGAATATGTTGTGAGAATAATTTGATTTTCCTCATAAATGTTCTCTAGTGTTTGATTTATCAATGCATTTGATATAAGTACCACTGGATCATTTGGTTGTAAATAATCCTGATGATAATAAATGGTTGGATTTGCTTGAATAATATTAACAAAATAATTAATTATAGTATCATAATCAGCAAAATAATATTGACTTGTATTTATTGGTATATTTATCATACTTAATAATCCCAAATTTGCATCATATATCTCCAATTGTGTCAAAAATATACTCTGTTGATCTTGCAAATAAATTCCAATATTCCCAGGCGATTGGCCTGGCAATTGCGATATTGGTGTATCAAACCAATAATTTATTGTTCCACTTGAAAAATATGTATCAGATATATATGTCAAATATTCAGTCATTTCGGCACCAATGGAATTTGTAAAATATGATGGACTTAATACACCATTATCATATAAATTATTATAATTCGCAATAACACCATTCAAAATATTAAACCAAATTGATGATGGTATATCACAAAGTGCTGTGGCTAATCCATTATTTATTGATAAATTTAATATTTGACCATTTATTGTAACATTTGTAACTTGATTATAATTTTGAGTAATATATACATTGGATGCAGGAATATTAATTGTAGGTGTAACAAATAATCCTAAAATTTGCAATACCGCACTTTTCTCATTTACTGGAATATATGGATTTCCCAATGGATCATTTCCAACTAATGTTGTAAAATTCATAGCATTGATTTGATCATAATAATATGTATAAACATAACTTGGTGGTGATAATTTAGTTCCATGTGGATACGATACACCTGTATATGATGTAATTGTATTTGCAAGCATAATTATTGCTGACTGTAATAAATTGCCACCAATTGGAGTTGTCGGAGGTGTTGGATTCAACACTAAATAATTTGATAATTCCACCATTGTCACTAGTACATCCTTATATGGTCCAGAACTTAATGTTGATCCTGCCAATATCCCATTTAATGTTGTCATTATAGCATGTTGTGTTGTTGCTAATAAATTCAATATAGTATTACAAAAAACAGAATTTGTTGCTGATATTATTCCTCTGTTATTTAAATATATCACTATTGCATTTGGAATATCTAAATTCATAAACAATGGAATATATGATAAATCTAATATACCTATCAATGCACTTGAATTTGGCAAATTTAATTCATTATAATATGCTTGAGTATTCAATATTCCTGGATATAAAGGATTTAATATACCAATCACAGTTTGATTTGGATCCAATACAGGAATAATTGGACTTGCTGGGAGAACTGCATTTTGTAATCCATAATCACTGGGTGCTCCCATATTAAATCTCAACCATAAATTATAATTATTTAAATAATTCGTATAAATACTATTATTGAATGTGTTTGTGTCATTTCCATGAAAAGTAGAAACTTGTTGTGTTACATAATTTATGTATTGCACAGTAACATCTGATGGTTGAACTGGTGTACTTGGATCTAATGGATCACCTGGATATGGAGGAACAATAAATATTGATGTAAAATTATCACTCAATAATGGATCATTTGTGTTAACTTGTGATAAATTAACAAAATTACCACTTGGAGTAATCGAAGTACCATTATTTAAAAATTTTTTATAAAAAATAAAACTAAAAGTTCCAACAAGAGATTCGTATACATTATTTAATTGTATAGGATTCTGCAATAAACCATATCTTATGTTATTAAGTAATAATGTAATCACCAATTGCACATCACGACTTGTATTGATCACTGATGGATTCGCCAGTAATGTGGCAGTAAATATATCATATGAATCAAGTCCAGCATATACATATTGTCCACCTGATATAACACCATATATATTATTTATAGCACTTTGAAATACAGAATAATTAGAATCACCATTGATAGCATAATTCGCTATACTCACTTCATACATAAAATATAAATTTTGAGGTATGAAATTATCCACAAGTTGTTCACTTGAAATTGAATATGGAAACACTGGTGATATTGTAATTACTCCTATTGCATAATCAATAAATGCATTGTATAATATGTTTATTATTTCATTTAAATTATTTAATACTTCATCTCCATTATTTTGTATCAATGCATCAGCTGCATATGCAACTACATAATTATATTCTAATTGATATTTATCATCAAACATATTATATGGATTAAATAAATAATTAAATATTGTCGAAATGTATTGTGTCACATTTTTATTTGTAAAATTTGTGTTTTCTAAAAATGTTGATGCTGATAATATACCAGTAGGCGTAAAAAGTGCTAATATTTCATTTATTAACGTTACATCATTATTATAATTTGTTATTGATTCTGCAATTAATGGTTCTATTATATTTACCAAAGTATCTTCAGTCAAATATGAATTCACATTTAAAGTAGTTGTCCATATTATTCCATAAGTTGCCAATAATGCAATTACTTGCCCAATAGTTAATTGCTCATAAGTTGCTTGAATTTCTGGTAAATTAACCACTAAAAATAATCTATGTAACAAATCTCCAAATTTCTGGATTTTACATTTACTTTCCTTCCCAAAATCCAATCTATTGAAAAATTTTAAATTTTTCTCCTCCCTTGAAAAATTTGTATGTCTCCTATACACAGTTCTAAAAAAACTTATTTGTGGATTTCCAGATAAAAATGCATCTTCCATACCATATGCTGCCAACTGTAATATACCTGCTGTCATTTATATTATCTAAATATACTTATCCAATATATTTAAATATTTAAATCATATTTATCATCCAAATATACATAATTATATTTTAACCATAAATATATATCTAAAATTATATTTTAACCATAAGTATATGCTGTTCCAGCAAAACCATTAATAAACCTTAATATATTATGATTTCTTGTGTATATCCTAATTGTAATTGGTTGTATTGTTCCATCAGGCAATAATAATGAACTATCAACATATAAAAATAATTTAATGTCTGTCAATGTACTGAAATTAGCTGTTCCAGATGGTTGTGTTTCTTCAGGGAAAATGGCAAAAGAATAATTATTAATACCATCTGAAGGTGTTTTATTGTGAACCTCATATGGTTGAACATAATTAAAATAGTTACAATTTCTTCTCGATATTCTATCATATCCATTAAATTCCAATTTTGACTCATTTATTATATTACCAGTATTTTCAATTGTCAAACTATAATTATCATATCTCTGTTGAATATATCCATTTGCTGTTGTGACATATGCTTCTTGTTGTGCAACCCAAATTAATTCTTTTGATGGATGAACAAAATTCTTTAAAAATAATAAATTGTCTTGTTGTGTAATATTTGAAAATTCTAATATTTGAATTTGTTCTATTAAATATTCATGACTAGATGTTGCAAATCTTCTTCTTTCAGATTGATCAATAAATATATAATCAATCAATAATGTTGCAGTAATATCTATCCCTAACTCTGCTGGTACTTGTTGCAAAAATATACTATTGCCATTTGGTAAATATATTGTTTGATTCAATTCTATGTATGATACTTGTTCGATCTTCCTAAATGTAACATCAATTGTCACATCATGATATTGTAATGCAACAAGTGGTATTGATAAACCACTATGTGTGCAAAACCAAAATTGCAATGGAATTTTCAATATATATGATGGTTTTAAATTTCTATCAAAAGATGTCAATATTTCAACATTACCAATCATTTTATTGTATAAATTTTCTTTTGGTCTCTTTGCTGTTAATTCATGCCATATATTCAACCAATCACCATATTGTTTATCTATTTTATATCCTCCAATTTTAACATCAATTTCTTCTATTAATGCATACCCAACTTTATCCACCCATGCAAATTTTAAATATGGATTAATATTGTCAAAATAAATATTCTGAGTTTCCAATAAATATAACCTGAAATAATTTTGTAATTTTATCGATTTGTCAATCCCAACCACTAACATGTCATAAAATACATTTTTGTCTATTAGTGATGAATTTGCGTTAGCTATAGCCTGCATACTTACTTCATTATAAATATATGGTGGTACTTCGCCAGCTGGTAAAGCACCTGCTGCGTATAAATTTTGAAAAGCAATTACTGCTGGTTGATTTAAAATAGAATTAAATATAGCATTAATATTACTCGTCATCGTTGCAACTGCATTATTACCAGTCCAATTTGCAGCATTTTCTATATCAAATGCACTCACAAAAGCTTGACTATTCACTGACATAAAATTTGTAACTGTCTCATAATTATTTAATGCATTTGTATATTCTATTTCTCCATCTGTAAGTTGAATTGATGATAATAATCTTTGAAATTGAATCTGAGGTAAAACTATTTGTAAATATGTTTTATGCATTAAATCACCAATTTTTGGAATAGTAACCACTGATGTTGATCCAAAACCAACCGTATTATCAAAATTAACACTCACCGATTCCATTGCAAAATTAGTATGTCTTCTATATACAACTAAAAAAAAAGTAATTTCTGGCGTACCAGTCAAATATAAATCCTGACTGCCATATGTGACTATCTGTATTAACCCTCCAGCCATTTATATTATCCCACAATAAAAAAACTCGTCATTTTAAACAAGACTTGTAATAACATCATTTTATTATGCCACTTTCATATAAATAATTATACTTCTAATATTGCCATAAAATCAATCTGTGAATATTTTTAATGGTTCGTTTTTCAATTTTTTCATGAAATACTTATAAAAACTATGATATTTATCATATAACTTACAAAAAAATTGAAAAATAAAGTATATGAGATGTATAAACTATAATAAAGATTTAATATAAAATTATAAATATGTCAACAACTGAAAATACTACTGAAAACACTTGCGTCGAAACTCAAGAAACTCCTGAAACTCAACAAACACAAGAAATTGAATACGATCCAACCCAACTTTTTTCTCAAATTAGAAAAAGTAATGTTAGTTGGACTGAATACTCATCAAAAGCAAATTTTGCAAACTTGTTAATTGCATTCTTTTACACAGTACATAGAGAAAACTCTGACCAAAGCAGAGATTATCTTGCAGAATTATTGCAACCATTCCTCGGACAATTAGAATATGTTTTTCAAGAATATTACACACAAGAAGGAAGAAACGGGGATCTATTCTATGAAGTATTCTTTACCTCTCCAGAAAGAAGAAATAATAACAATAAACAAGAAATACAACTCAGAGAAGCAGCTAACAGAAAATTAGATGTTTTCTTGATGACTTTAATCAGAAGAGCAAGATACAATTTGAGATATTTGGAAAGAGGAGGTTCAGTTGGAGTAAACTGGGAATACCAAAATGATTTTTACCAAGATTTCAAAAAAGCTATTGATTTCCTTGGAGAACAAGAATTTGATGAAATCGAAAAAGAAGTCACCAACAGAAACGGAACAACATCAACAAAAACAATCAGAATCAGCAGAGAACCATTGTATGAAGGATTCAAGGTAAAACTTAGAGAATTCGATGAAGTGCGCAATGTTGAAAACTACAAAAGAAAAATCAGTTCTGCACAAGATGGCACTAGACAACCAAGACAACCAAGACAACCAAGAACTCAAAGAAATCCAAGAGACTCAAAAGAACCAAGAGAACCAAGAGAACCAAAAGAACCAAGAGAACCAAGAGAACCAAGAGGACCAAGAGAACCAAGAGAACCAAGAGAATCAAATAAATCCACAAAAATCAATGAACGTGATTTTCAACCATTGCCACAAAAAAAGAAAAGATCAGAAAATAAAACAACAAGTTCTCCAAAAAAAGAATCAACCAACATGTATTCAGATCTCGATCAACAAACAGTTCAAACTGAATAAACTTAATTTATCTCACCATTAATAAAATTTTTTATAAACTAATTATTTTATTTATATATTAACATAAATTAAATTATTTCAAATTCACATACTTGTTACTTGTCTCGAACCATGGCTTTGTACAATATAAACAATTTGCTGGTTTTACTTTTATCCACATTTTATAACATGCATCATGTATCTGTTTTCCACATGAATGTTTACAATAATCAAGTTCTTCACCATTGTCTAAATCATCTAAACACATAGGACATAAATCATTTGTATCTTTCTTCTCAATAATATTATTTATTCCATTTTTTAATTTTTCATATTTTATTTTAATATTCTGATTTGCCATTAAATCATTTTGTACCATCAACTGTTTAGCAAACATATTTCTTAAATTTGCTGTCGTAAAATTTTCTTTATCTTCACATTTCTCAGAAACCTTCATTATCCTTATCAATATAAAATATATATGTTTACATCTTGCATGTCTTGTCTGATAATCGGGACATGTACATTCTGGAATGTCCTTTATTGTAACATTGTATAAATTTCCTGTTGAACCCATAACAGCAAATTCTCTCATATTATCTGAAGTAATTGGTAGTATATCTATCAAATAAATCTTTTGATTAACTCCTCTCATTTTTCTTATAATACTCATCTATAATTCAATATTATAGATATGTATATAAGTTTTATTAATTTATTTTCAATTTTTTTATAAAGAATTTAGTAAATCAATATTAAACATTTTTTTTGTATCGTAATATTATAAATCATGACAAATAATTGTTTTTCTAATGAACACTTCGGTGGAGGTCACGGAGGAGGTGGCGGTCACGGAGGAGGCTCTTTTGGAGGAGGCTCGCATGGAGGATCTTTTGGTGGAGGCTCACATGGAGGATCTTTTGGAGGAGGATCTCATGGAGGATCTATTGGAGGAGGATCTCATGGAGGATCTATTGGTGGACATGCTGGTGGACATGCTGGTGGACATGCTGGTGGACATGCTGGTGGACATGGTGGTTATGGTCGTGGTGGTCGCGGTGGTTATGGTGGTCACGGTGGTTATGGTAATTATGGTGGTGGTGGATCTGGCTGGTGGGGCTGGTGGGACCCATATGATTGGTGGGGATGGTATGGATATCCATATTATGATATGGATTATGTGCCAGAAGTTGTAGATAATGTATATGTTCCAGCAGTAACTGTAGAAAATCCAGAAGAAAATTATTCAAATCATCCACAACGTCCAAAAAACTCTAATAAAATATTCATTAATATTTTGATATTTGTAATATTAGTTCTAATAATTCTTTTTTTTGTATATAAAAGATAAAAGATAAATTCAAATTTAAAAATAAAATTATTAATCAATAATTCTATTTTTTGATATAAAAATAATAAAAAATAAAAATAAATTATATAAATGACAATACTATTTGAAAAAGTTAAATACAAAAATAATAATTATGCAGTTATTAAACTGCAAACAAAAGATGGTAATTTACCTATTGTTATAGATTGGGAAGATATAAATATAATAAAAAATATTAATAATAAATGGAAATATACACCCAATAAATTTGTTTCATGCACTCACACATACAATGATGTTGATAAAGAAGTATTCATGCATGAAATTATCATGGCACTAAAACAAAAAACTAATAATGAAAAAACAGATAATAAATCGATCCTGCATATCAACAGAATAGGTCTTGACAATAGAAGAGAAAATTTAATCTATGATTATGCCGATAAAAATATCAATAAAAATAGTAGAAAAAAAAAGAGAACTATCGAATTACCAGATGATTGTGGAATTGATCCAAATGATATTCCAACATATGTTTGGTATCTGAAACCAAATGGATCTCATGGTGAACGATTCATGATAGATGTTCATGGTACAAGTTGGAAAACAACAAGTTCAAAAAAACTCTCTCTAAAATATAAATTAGAAGAAGCTAAATTATTTCTCAGAAAATTAAAAAATGAAAAACCACAACTATTCGAAAAATACTCAATGAATGGCGATTATAATAAATATGGTCATGAATTTGCCAATTCGTACTATGATATCATCCATAAAGCAGACTTTAAAAATATTCAAAGATATGAAGGTAACAATAATACAAATGATCTATTGAGAGCAGGTAATTTCAACAAAATGGAAAAACAACAAATTCAATATCTCAAAAATATTGATCTCATAAATAGCACTAATAAAAGAAGAATTATCACAAATCTACCAAAAAAATCAGGCCTCACTCCATCAGATCTACCAGATAATTGCTTTTATAGAGGGGCGTCAAGTAATAAAGGAGATTATTTTATTGTAAAACAAAATGATATTGTCTGGAAAACATCACGTTCAAATAATGTATCAACGATCGATAAATATAATGAAATGGTAGATTATATTAATGCATTAATTTAATGACCTTGTCTCTATGTATCCAATGGGACATGCCGTCTTTGGTCTATCCAGTAAACTATTATACCATAATTGTGGAACAAATATTTTTTTCTGTACTTGCACTTTAACTAATTTTTTCTTGTATGCTTGTTTTGTTATAATTGCTAATATCAACAATAATGAATTCATATATAAATATACCGCCAATAATACCACAACAATAAAAGCGAAATTATTCTTAAAAGTAAAATATAACCAACATAACAGTGTTGTTATTACTGCCAATCTAATTATAATTATTATTACCATATATGTTTTGTCATATGATGTACATAATGTCTTTGCTTCACTTAGTGATGGTATCAAAAAATCAATAGTACTAGGTTTATAATTTACACATTCCATAATATAATATATATATATTATATTTGATTTCAATATCGTCTTAATCAGAATAACTTAATGCTGCTAACCCATTACTTATTTTAAAAATATTATAAGAAAATGCAAACACTGTTAATTGTGTATCTATATTAAACAACCCATAATCAGATCCAACCCATATGTTCAAATAAACATTCTCAATTCTTGATAAATTTGCTGTTCCTGTTGGTTGATGTATTTCTGGTTTTAATGCAAAGGAATATACATTTATTCCATCTTTTGGAGTATTAGTGTGCACAAGTTCTGGTTGCAAATAATTAAAAAAATTACCAGTCCTCTTCACAACTCTATTATCATCATTAAATATTAATGATGCATATTGCACTATATTCATACTACCATCAATCAATAATCCATAATTTGAAAATATATTCACAAATACATCATTACTAGAACTTAATCTCGTGTCAATCATACTACTCACTGGAATACTAACATCACTAACACTTAAAGTTGACACTAAATCGCTTATTGTAATTGTAATATCACTTCCAACGAGTGCAACATCAATATTAGCACTTATTTCACCAGTTAAATTTACAGATCCACTTATCAATGAACTTAAGTTTATATACACCACATATGATGGATCATCAATTGTAACAATATAATTCCCATTTGATGATACGCCACTTGTCTCAAATAACTCCCAATCTCCTGTACTTGGTGGTAATGGCAATGGAGATGTTGCTAAATACACTAATATACTATTTGTTAAAATATTATTTGAACATGCCAATAAAATATTTGTCCAATCTTCTCTATTTGTATAACATAAAAATTGTTGACTACTAATATAATTTCCATTCTGAATTATCCATATTAACTCTTTGCATGGATAACTAAATGCTAATTGGTATTGATTAAAATAATTAGTTATAGCAAGAGAATCATTATATTGCGCTTGTTCAATCAAATACTCAGAACCTAATGTAGCAAATTTATCTCTTTCTTCATTGTCCAAATATATATAATCAACTACTACACTACATTCAACAATACTCAATGTGTTTATCTGAGATACAAACACACTATCATAAATTATTAAATTATTTACTGGATTCAATTGAACCTGAAATAATATTCTAGAATACTGAATTGCTATCAAAGGTAATGCTAAACCAAATCGATTGTTAAACCAAAATTTCATTGGTATCGTCAGTTCATACATCGGTTTAACAGCTGTATTGTAATCGGTCAATTCTGGTACATCCCCAATAAGTTTTTCATATCCAATTTCATGTCTACCAGTTCTTGCTAATTCGTACCACACATCTAACCATGTTCCCAAATGTCTGTCTATTCTTGCGCCACCAATATTCATCTCAATATTATTAATTATGGCATGACCAATTCTTCTTGTCCATGCAAAATTTGCACCATTTAATGGAGTCACACTGTTCAATATTACCCTTAAATACATTTTTGTTATTAAATCTCCATTCTTCGGAAGTTCAAATTTTGTACTCGTACCAAAATCAGTTAATTCAACTAATGCTAATTCAAATTGCTGAATCGAAAAATTTGTATATCTTCTGTAAACAGTCTTAAAATAAGTTATTTGTGGATTATATGTTAAATACATGTCCTGTGCCCCATATGCAACAATTTGAAGCATTCCTCCTGCCATTACTATATTAATATTATTTATAATATTAATATCCCTAAAATTATACACATTTTATTTTCTTGATTTTCTTGATTTTCTTGATTTCTTGGATTTCTTTGATTTCTTTGATTTCTTGGATTTTTTACTTTTTCTTGCTCTTGCTCTGCCCAATCCTCCTTTTTGTAATTTTTCCAAATATTTCAAACCAAATGCAAGATTTTTAATACCTTTAACTTCCTTCAATAATTCAGCTAATGACATTGATTTTTCATCTTTCTTTTCACCTTTAATTGTAATAAGAATAAATGTTTTTTTGTCAGCTGATTTAATGATATATTTTGATTTTTTGTCATCAATTTGTTCAAAATATTTAATATTTAATCCTTTTTCTCCATCAAAAATAGATTCTTCTTCTTTTGCAACTTTTCCATTATTTTTTGATTCATTCATAATGTGATGCATAAATTTTAATTCTCCTTTTTCTCCATCTCCTCCATTCATTATTGATAATTCAGCCATTTTATATAAGTTAAATAGATATTTTTTTTTCATAAAGTAAATAATTATTTTTCATTAACAAATCTATTTATTATATCCATCAATTTATCTATATCTTTCTCATTCACACATAAAATCTCCACCAAATACTTCTCATTCATAAATGGTAACATTATCCCAGTAATATTCCTCAATCTAAATGTACTCTCATATTTTCCATATCCAATCACATTTAACCATACACATATATCCTCATTTGTCCAAGTGCATATATTTCTTTTCATCCTATTTGTAAACTCATTAATTTCATTTAATTCAACAAAATTCATATCAATTTTATCTAATTTCACACTATTCATTAAATATCTTGATGATCTTTTTGATACTGATTTTACACCAATATTTTCAAATTGTATACTAGTTGCTAAATATTTTGATGATTTATGCGTTAATTTTTCGATGTCAGTTTTCTCCAATTTTACACTACTTGTCAAATTTCCGACACCAATAATTTTTTTGGATTTTTCCCATAATAATATCGGATCACGTATTATTTCTATCTCTTTAAAATACTCACTTAAATTAAAATTTGTCTTCTCATTTATCTGAAATTTCTTTTGGTGACATAATACATTCACTACAACATTATAAAATTTGTCAATCACATCATTATTAATGGATTCATCATTATATAATGGTATTTCATTCAACATATTAATATCTGCACTAAATATCCCAAAATATGGCAACACAAAATTATTAATATTTAACTCTTTTATTTTCTCACGATAATTCCTAAAATTAAATGAAGGATTAAATAATGTATCTATCAATCCTAATTTTATTTTTATATTTTTTGTAAATAAATACTTCAATCTACTTACGCATATCATATTAAATCCGGCATATATTGCATAACATGTATGAAAATTATTTATTTTTATACATTCACACATAACATTAATAAACCATTTTGCCATTTTTTTCTGTAATATCTTACTCTTCTCTTGTAAAATAATGTTCGGTATCCAATAACTTGTATTCTCAAAATTATTTATTATTTCATAAATATTTGGCGATAATACTTTATCATATTCTTTACATCTCATTAACATTTCCACATTTGTTATCTTATTGTATTTATTTGATACTTTTTTAGTCATCATAATTGCAATATCTTTTGGCGATACCTCAAATATATTTTTATTATTCATCAATGGTACATCAACTATTCTATAATTATTATTTAACTCCATCAATTTATTTCTCGCACCGTTATTCAATCTTAATAAATTATTTTCTAACTCTAATTTTACAAAATTTACACACGATTCAAATTTAATCTTTTTATTGATATTGTATCTTTTAATTAACTTTTCCAATTCATCAACGAGTATCATTGGATCTTTCTTAAATACATAAAACACAGTCAAATACTTTAATTGTTCTTCTCTATCATTGCAAACTAATATTCTCTTCATTTCTTCCATAAACATACTATTATTATTCAGTAGAATTATTTCCATCTATATTAATGTTCTATTATATTGAACTATTTAACATTTTACTTTTTCAACTTTTTTCATCAAAAAATCATTAGATAATTTTTCCACAAAAAAATGAAAATTACAAAGCTTGATATATCAAATAATATACATTCTATTCAATATATATGGATTTATTAGAAAAATACAGTTTAAATACAACAAATATTTTAGCAAATGAAAAATTAAAAATCAATGTAATATACATTTTGTCATACATTGATACACATGATTTCATTGATTTTAATAAAAAATTAATTTTAAATTTAGGTATGAATATGACGAAATATAAAAAATTAAATTATGATAATGTAAATCTAATAATAAATAATATTTTATCAAATAATATTGATTGTCTCGAAAGATTAAATTGCACAACAAAATTTCTTAATTCCACAACAATAAATCAAAATTTTTTGTCTGATTCATGCGGATTTGGTCAAAATATCGAAGAACATGATATTGAACAAAAAGTGTTAGAGTTAGTCGAAAATAATGATTCTAAAAAAATATTAATGATAATCAGAAATATGTTTCCATGGATAAAAACAAATGTTATCATGGATATTGTATCAAAATATGCAAAACACACAAATAATAATGAATTTAATTTGCCATTCCAAGAAATGAATATGCAATTAAATAATGATATTTTACAAAAACATTTAAAAGAAACCGGTGGACAAATTATAACAAGATTTCCACCAGAACCAAATGGTTATCTACACATTGGACATGCAAAGGCAATGTACATTAATTTTAGTTTTGCAAAAAGTCAAGGTGGTAAATGTTACTTGAGATTTGATGATACCAATCCATCAAAAGAAAAAGATGAATATATAAATTCAATACTTGAAGATGTCAATTGGTTAGGACATGAATGTTGCAAAATCACATACACATCAGATTATTTTGAAAAACTTTATGATTATGCAATTGAATTAATCAAAAGAGATAAAGCATATGTTTGTGAAGAAGACAGAGAAACAATGAATTATAATAGATATAATAAAATTGAGTCTAAACATAGAAATAGACCAATTGAAGAATCATTGCAATTATTTGATGATATGAGATCTGGAAAATATTCTCAAAATACTTTGACATTGAGAATGAAAGGTGATATGTCATCTGGAAATCCAAATATGAGAGATCATGTTGCATATAGGATATTAAATGAATCACATCCTAGAACTAAAAATAATTGGAAAATATATCCCACATATGACTATAGCCATTGCATTGTTGACAGTGTTGAAAATATAACTCATTCATTATGCTCCATGGAATATAAAACTAGAAACGAATCCTATAAATGGTTACTAAATACTTTGGAAATATATAGACCACCACAAATCGAATATACAAGATTAAATATTTCACATACTATTCTATCAAAAAGAAAATTAATAGAAATAGTAAAAAGTGAAATTGTCACTGGATGGGATGATCCCAGAATGCCCACAATCAAAGGATTAAAAAGAAGAGGATATACACCTGAAGCAATAAATAATTTCTGTGAAAAAATTGGAATTAATGTTGGTGGTGATAATAGTATGGTAAAATATGAATTATTAGAATCATGTGCCAGAGATCATTTAAATTTAATTGCACCAAGAATTATGGCTGTATTAAATCCATTGAAAGTAACTATAATAAATTTAAATGAAACAATAAATGTCACAGCAAAAGATTTTCCTAATAATAAAAATACAACAACAAGAATTATTGAATTTACAAATTATATATACATAGATAAATCTGACTTTATGATAAATGCACCAACTGACTATAAAAGATTAACAAATAATCCAAATATTTATACAAGATTAAAATATGGATTCCCAGTGAAATATTTAACACATTCAGAAGATGCGTATGGTAATCCAATAGAAATAATTGTTGAATATATTAATGATAATAATCTAAAAGTTAACGGTAATATCAATTGGGTTAATGTATATTCAATTGATATCAAAGTAAAAATTTATGATCATTTGTTCCCAAAAGAATATAATGATAATATAGATATGTTTTCACAATTGAATCTAAATTCAGTTACAACATTAAATAGCAAAATTGAAAGATTTAATTTTAAACATCATGATAAATTTCAATTTGAAAGATTAGGATATTTTGTCGTTGATCACGATTCAACCAATGAAAATTATATATTCAATAAAATAGTTGGTCTCAAATGAATTTAAAACAAATTAAATGAAACATCCAAAGAATATCTTTTTATAATTATTTTTTTATTATTAAAAACATATGCGTTTCTGCTTTTAAGAATTACAATAAAATAATTTTATTGTATTAGAATATATAATGTATAATTCAGCTAAATGCAATGAACATGTTTGTTATACAATAGGTGAAAGAGGACCAACTGGACCTATGGGTGAACGTGGATATTCTGGGGAAGATGGATCATGTGGACAAAGAGGTGAACGTGGACATACTGGACCAATTGGATATATGGGTCATACTGGACCATGTGGTCAAAGAGGTAATCGTGGTGAAATGGGATATCAGGGAAATGATGGACCTCAAGGAGATATTGGACCTACTGGACCAACTGGTTGTTATGGACCAAGAGGATCAAAAGGTGATACTGGAGTTACTGGATCCACTGGACCTACTGGTCGTCAAGGCGAAAGAGGATGCCAAGGTATTCAAGGAGTCACCGGACCTAGAGGATGTATTGGATTAATTGGACCAATTGGAGAACGTGGTGACAGAGGTTGCCCAGGACCACGTGGATATATCGGACAAACTGGACCTATTGGCCATAGAGGTTGTAGAGGAGATCACGGATTTACTGGACCTACCGGATTTACTGGACCTACTGGACATGAAGGACCAATTGGAATTGGTGCTACTGGACCTATTGGACCCACTGGACCTTCTGGTAATGGATGCACTGGACCGGTTGGTACTGGATGCACTGGACATACCGGACCAATTGGAAATATTGGACCCACTGGTGCAACTGGACCTATTGGACCAACTGGACTTCCAGGTTGTAATGGACATACTGGTCCAATTGGATGTCAAGGACCCATTGGAACACTAGGACCTACCGGATGTGAAGGACGTCGCGGTCATAGAGGTAGAACAGGAGCTCAAGGTGTAACTGGACCAATCGGAACTCAAGGTGCAACTGGACCTACTGGACGCAGAGGTAGATCAGGATGTATAGGTGCATTTGGACCAACCGGACCAACTGGAAATACTGGACCAACAGGCTCAACTGGAAATACTGGACCAACTGGTAATACTGGACCAACCGGAATTACTGGACCAACTGGTCGTCATGGTAATAATGGTTGTAACGGCAGAGATGGATGTAAAGGAGATACTGGGCCAACTGGACCAGCCGGAACACCTGGAGGTCCAACTGGTCCAACTGGTCCAACTGGATATACTGGACCAACAGGACCATCTGGAGGCCCAGCAGGACCAACTGGATATACTGGATATACTGGACCAACTGGACCAACTGGATATACTGGATATACTGGTCCAACTGGATATACTGGACCAGCAGGACCATCTGGTAATGGCGCAATAATTCAATATTCATCTGGATTGCCTGTTTCTCTCACATCAATATCAGAAGGTCTCGCAGGTATACCAGCATTTCTCGGATTCGGTGGTTCCGGAATGGGATTAACTAATTTGAATTCAACAATTGATTTGACCGGATCTTCTGGAGTACTACTTAATTTTGCATGGTCCATGCCTAGAGATGGTATAATTACAA